ATGGTCTTGGAAAACGAATTAACTTTTACATCTGAAGTAGATCGTAACTATGATGATCAGTTTGCTGTAGTCGGTGCAAAGATTGGTAACACAGTCAATGTCCGCAGACCTGGTCGCTTCATTGGAACGACAGGCCCTGCCTTGAATGTTGAAGATTTCAATGAAACTTCAGTTCCTGTAACCCTCTCAACCCAGTTCCATGTGGACACACAGTTCACTACTCAGGACTTGGCTTTGAGCTTGGATATGTTCTCTGATCGTGTTCTAAAGCCAGCAGTTGCAGCTATCGCCAACAGGATTGACCTTGATGGTTTAACAATGGCTAAAAATGCTACTTACAACACAGTCGGAACTGCTGGAACTCCTCCAACTGGTCTTATCACCTTCTTAAACGCTGGTGCTTACCTTGATTCTGAAGGCGCTCCTCGTGATGGTCGTAGATCTTGCATCATTGATCCATTCTCAAGCGCAACCATTGTTGATAGCTTGAAAGGTCTTTTTGTTCCTCAAGAAGCTATTGGTGAGCAATATCGCAAAGGCTTGATGGGTCGTGATTCTGCTGGTATGAACTGGAAGATGGATCAGAACGTGGTCAATCAGACCTATGGTAATTTCGCTGGAACTGCTACTTGCAACGTAACCACAGCTACTGGTTTCTTGACAAGTGGTTGGGCTTCTTCTGCAAACATTACCTTGACTTTGACCAATACTGTTAGCTTGAACCAAGGTGATACCTTCACTATTGCTGGTGTATTCGGTGTAAACCCACAGAATCGTCAGTCTTACGGCAAACTGCGTAATTTCGTAGTTAATACTGCCGTTAGCGGAACTGGTGGAACTATTACTGTCAATGTATCTCCTGCTCCTATTTCTGCTGGTCAGTTCCAAAACATCAGCGTAACTAGCTCAGGCGCACAAGCAGTAACCTTTTTCAACAGCTCAGGTGTTACTAGCCCACAAAATATCATCATGCATCGCAATGCCTTTACTCTCGCAGTAGCGGATCTTGAGTTGCCTGAAGGTGTTCATTTTGCTGGTCGTGCAAGCGACAAAGAAATCGGTCTGTCTATGCGTGTAGTTCGTCAATACACCATCAACAATGACTCGATTCCTACTCGTCTAGATGTTCTTTATGGTTGGGCCCCACTCTATCCTGAGTTGGCTTGCCGTATTGCATCTTAATTAATTGGATAAAGAAAGGAACTAATTATGTCTAATCCAGGCCCAGCATCAACAGTAACCCCAGTCTATCTATTCAACGGCAATGCTGCTGATGGTGTAGCACTAGGTATCGCTGGCGGTAAAATCGGCTTTTATGGCGAAACCCCAGTTGTTCAAGCATCTGCAATTACCACTTTGGCAACAACTCCAACTACTGCTGAAACAGTAGCTGCTGTTAATGCCTTAATTACTGCATTGAAAAATGTAGGTATTACTGCTTAAAAATGTAGTAAATATGAAAGCTCACTCCCAAAAGGGGTGGGCTTTTTCTTTTGTGAAGGGAAGAAATGAAACACATAATGATTGCTATTCCTGCATATACAGGAGTAGTTCACATGGGAACTTTACGCTCCCTAATGACAGATTTAATAGACTTAATTAAGCGTGGAGATCGGTTTACGCTTGTAGATGACATAGGAAATGCCTTAATTGCAGACTGTCGTGGTGTGATAGTTACCAATTTTTACCATTCTGATTGTGATGAGCTTGTTTTTATAGACTCTGATGTAACTTGGGAAAAAGGTGCTTTATTAAAGCTGATCGATCATCCTGTCGATTTAGTCGCTGGTATCTACCCAATTCGAGCAGAACCCCCTAGATACAATGTTCGATACCTTGATAAGCCTGAATTATGGGCTGATCCCAATACAGGCTTACTTGAAGTGGAATGTGTTCCTGCTGGATTTATGAAAATCAGCAGAAATTGTGTTGAAAAGATGATAAAAACTTACTCAAACCAATATTTCCACAATGAATCTAAGACCAAAGAGTTTTACCCATTATTTGATTACTTTGTAGATGAAGAAAAAAAATATAAATGGGGAGAAGATTATTCTTTTTGTATAAGATGGAGAAAAATAGGTGGTCAAGTATGGATTGATCCTGAAATCGGAATGGGTCATATTGGACTGAAAGTTTTTGAAGGACACCTAGGAAATTATTTGCGAAACCGATAATATAAGATTAAACTTGAGTAGCCTTTAAACCCCCTAAAAGGAGCAAAAATGACTTCAAATACTAAAGCCGTAGGTGTAGCTTACGCAGATCCAAAATTAGACAGCATTACCCTAGCAACTGGCTTAGTTGAAATTTTATCGCTAGATATTGCTATTACTGACAATGTAACCACTACTACAGCTCCTGCTAACAGCCTAGCCGTTACTTCTAACGCTACTGGAACTGGCAAATTGTGGATGTCTGATGGTTCTAAATGGCAACAGCTTGCTGCTATCTAAGGACAAATCATGTCTAATACTATCGTTTTGCGATTACAAGCGCAGACAACGGCATTATCGGTAGGAGCTTCAGCTCATGCTGCTGTTACTGTTTCTTCAGTAGGCAATAATCAGGTCAATTACGCAGCGTTTTTAAATGCTGGCGCAAATTCAGTAGCTATTGAGATTTCTCCAGCAGGAATTACGGCTAAAGTAGCTACCCTTCCTGTTGATGGAACAAATGGTTCTTTTGTATTGCCTCCTTTAATGACTCAGCCAATTGTTTTAGCAACTCCAGCAAATGATTTTCAAGTATCTGCTATTGGATCTGCTACAGGCCCTGCTCTTGTATATATAACACCAGTTGGGAATCAGTCTTAAAAATTAAAAGGAAGCTGTATGGCTAATCCCCCAGTAACATCTGTTCAGAATTTACTTCCTGTTCAGGCTTATTTTGACATTAACGGCAATTTTCAAACTTTTATTGGTCAGGGTAAACCATTTTATGCAATTCCTGATCCTGATCAGTCAGGTTTGCATATCACCAACAGCACAATTGATAGCTCTGTAATTGGTGGAATTACTCCTGCTGCTGGTTATTTTACTTCAGGATATGTATCTGTTACTCCTACAACTGCTACAGGAATTGCTAATAAACAATATGTCGATTATTACGCTGCTGGTTTAAGTTGGAAACAACCAGTAAAAGCAGCTTCTCTTTCAAATATTTCTTCTCTTTCAGGTTTTCAGACGATTGATACAGTTCCATTGACAGATGGAGATCGAGTTTTAGTTAAAAATCAAAGTCTTGCCAAAGATAATGGAATTTATGTAGTTCGATCAGGAGCTTGGGAATATGCTGTAGGAGCTGATGATTGGCAAGAATATGTCGGAGCTATTGTTTTTGTTGAAGAAGGATCTCAAGCCTATTCTGCATGGTATAGTTTGGCTCAAGAAGGTGGAACTCTTGGAGTAACATCTTTAAATTGGGCTAATTTTAGCGTAGCAGTTACTTATAGTGCAGGAACAGGATTAACTCTTACTGGTTATGTATTTAGCATCACCAATACTGGTGTTATTAACGCAACTTATGGATCTGCAACTGCTTCTCCAGTTATTGCTGTAAATGCACAAGGTCAGATCACTTCTGCAAGTAACGCAACAATTACTCCAGCAGTAGGATCAATTACTGGTTTAGGAACTGGTGTAGCTACTGCATTAGCAATTAATGTTGGATCTTCAGGTTCTGTTCTTGTAAATGGTGGAGCTTTAGGAACACCAGCTTCAGGTGATTTCAGCTCAGGCACATTTACATGGCCTACATTCAATCAAAATACGACAGGAACTGCTGCTGGTTTATCTGCAACTTTAGCAATTGCTAGTGGTGGAACTGGTCAAACTACAGCTTCTGCTGCGTTTAATGCGCTTTCTCCCATTACATCTACTGGTGATTTAATCATTGGTAATGGCACAAATAGCGCAACTCGTTTAGCGATTGGAGCAAATAATACAGTTCTGACATCCAACGGATCTACTGCTTCATGGGTAGCTGGAACATCCTTTATGGTTTACCCTGGCTTAGGAATACCAAATTCAACTGGTTCTGCATGGGGAACAAGCTACTCAACAACAGGATCAGGAACAGTTGTTGCTTTGGCAACAAATCCAACTTTATATAATCCTAATATTGATGTAATTGATTTTGATACAGCTTATGCAACTGCTTTAACTGCTGGTCAAATGGGTTGGGATTTAACCAATAATTCTTTAGCTTATGGAATGACAGGCGGTAACATTATTCAACATATTGGTGAAGATCAATATTTGTATATAAAAGCAAGCGCCACTATTACCAAAGGTCAAGTGATTATGTTCACAGGATCTGTTGGAGCTTCAGGAGTATTAACAGGCGCTCCAGCTACAGGGCTTACTGATGGAACAAACATCATGGGTGTAGCTGCTGAATCTATTGCTAACAATGCTTTTGGTTTTGTTCAAACTTTTGGAGTTTTAACTAATGTAAATACTGCATCATTTAGTGATGGAGATATTCTTTGGTATGATCCAGCCGTTACTGGAGGATTAACAGCAACTAAACCATCAGCTCCAAATATAAAAGCTCAAGTTGCTGCTTGTAATAAAGGCGGTTCTGCTGGTGGCGGTGTTATTACTATAAGGGTAAATGCTGGTTCGGCATTAGGAGGAACAGATTCAAATGTTCAGCTTTCTTCTCCAACTGGCGGTCAAATATTAAGTTATAACCAAACAGGACAATATTGGTCAAATATTAATTTAACAGCAGGAACAGGAATTAGCATTACTCCTACTACTGGTGGAGCGATCACAATTGCAAATACTGTAACTGGTGGAATTACCATTACAGAC